GGGGAGAAGCGATGCCTCGGTCACCCCCACCGTCGCCTGCGCGGCGACGAGCGTGTCGAGCGTGTAATTGGCATCCTCGTCCGCGGAATAGAGCGCCACCGTCCCCGGCCACGGATCGGCGATCACCGCGATGTGCGGCGCGTGCGGCACCTCCTCGCCAGTCATGAGCGGCAGATCGAGGAACAGCGGCGTCACCGGCGCAGGCGCCACGAACGGCGTGATCCGCGCGGATATCTCGCTCAATAGGATGGGCCGAAAGCTCTCGGGATCGGTGCGCGTGGCCTCGATGCGCTGCATCCCGCCCATCTGCTCGGCCCGGTCGATGCGAAACCGCCCTCCGCCCTCCGCGTCGGGCAGCGCGATCACGTCCCCCGCCCCGACCGCGATTTCCGAGGGCGGCAACGACAGGCGCAGCGTATCGACCGACAGCCGCGCCTCCGACAGCCACCGCTCCACCACCTGACGCCCCTCGGCGCGGGTCAGCGACAGCGACAACTCCGACATCGCGACCGCGTGCGTTGCCTCGTCTGGCAGGATCGCCTCCTCGGCCACTGCTTCATAATCGCCGTCTGCCTCGACGAAACGAAGCCGCACGCGGCCCGCCAGTTCCAGGTCACTACCGCGCGTTTCCTCGATCACGCCGCCAAGCTCGGGGTCGCGCACCAGCCGGTCATAGACGGCGGCAAAATCCGCCCGCCCGTTGCGCACACGAAAGCCCAGCCTGCCATCGCGCTCCACCGCGTCCGCGCCATAGGCCAGCAAGAGCGGCTGAAGCGATGCGCGTGCCGGGCCCACCTCGTCCACGGTATAGCCCCGCACGAAGCCGGTGGCCGGTGCGCTGTCGGGCGGCGCAAGCCCCGCGCGGCCCGTGATCTCGTCGATCACCTCGGCCAACCGGCGCCCGCTCACCCGGCCCGTGATCCAGTGCCCACGGGCGTAATTGTCGCCATCGGACCACAGCGTACCATTGGCCGGAAACCACGGATATGGCCGGGCGTCCCAAGCCCAGACATAGGCCCGATCCATGTCGAGCATCGGCCCCCCGTATTCCTGCGAGACCGGGTTGTGCGCCGGATCGCGCCAATAGCCCGCCATCGCGCGCAGATACTGCATCTGTATCAGCTCGTCCCGCTGCCCCGTCGAATGGCGGGGCAAGCGCGATTCCGAGGATTTCGGATCGAGAAACTTGTTGGGCTGGTTGGTGCCCTTGTCCACCGCCGCGCAGCCATACTCGGTAAAGCGGATGGGCTTAGACTCCGGCACCCATGCGCTCGGCTCGGGCGCGCGCACACCGTCCACCCGGTCGAAATGCCGGTTGGCCCACCAGTTGCGCAGGTCCTTGAACCGCCAGATCCAAGGCTCGTCATAGGCATCGTCGGTGATCGGCACCCGCCTTTGTGCCGCGCGTGCCGCGGGCGAGGGATAAAACCAGTCATACCCCTCGCCGCCCTCGATATTGGATTGCAGGTAGCCAAGGTCGTAGATCGACGGCCACGCCTCGGCGTCAAGGTGCTCATACCCCTCCCGCCAATCCGACAGCGGCATGTAATTGTCGATCCCGATGAAGTCGATATTGTCATCGGCCCAGAGCGGATCGAGATGAAAGAACCGGTCGCCATTCCCCGGCTGATACCCGAAATATTCGGACCAGTCGGCGGCATAACTGATCTTTACCTCCGGCCCCAGCAGCGCGCGCACTTCCGCCGCCAGATCAACGAGCTGCGTCACCGCCGGAAAGCTGTTTCCCGCGCCCCTGATCTGCGTCAGGCCGCGCATTTCCGAGCCGATGCAGAAGCTCTCGACGCCCCCCGCCGCCGCGCAGAGCGCCGCCTGGTGCAGGATGAAGCGGCGAAAGGTCCATTCGTCGGGGCCGTGATAGGCGACCGGGCTCGCCTTGACCTCTCCGCCGAAACTCAGCAGGTCGAGCGCGCCCGTGCCCGGCGCCTCTACCGGTACCACCTCGATCGGCGTCACGGTGAAATCCGCTGCCGAGGCCGTGCCAAAGAACGCCGCAACCTCGTTCTCCGCCGTCGCCGTCCCGTCCGGGCTGGCCGGCTGCCCCGGTGCCTTCGACGTGGTGATCCGCCCCCGCCACGGCAGTACCGCCTGCGTTTCCGCATCGTTCCACGGGTCAGGCAGGATGTTGCCCGGCATCTGCGTCATCAGGATGAACGGATAGTAAAGCACCTCCTGCTCCGCCTGCCGCAGCGCGAGGATCGCCTCTATCACCGCCTGGTCCGAGGGCGTGCCTCCATAGACCACACGGCCTCCGGCGTCCTTGGGCACTTCGTCCGCCGCGTCGCGCGTCAGGCTCGATACCGTCCACGGCATGTTGGCGGCATCGAAATCCCGTGTCTCCACCAGCGGACGGATCTGGCAAGAGCCGCAGCGCAGATCATCGCCAAACCAGCTCACGATCAGCGAGGTTGCCTGCACGCGGGGCAATTCAGCAGTCAGCGCCTCAAGCGACACGGTGAAATCGGTGCGCGCGCCGGGCGTACTGATATTGGCCACCTGCTTGGAGCCGAATCCGAAATCAAGCGTCACCGGGGTCGTGGCGAGGGCGTATTCGCCGGTGCCCGGCAACATGGCCACCCCGCTCAGGCTATGGACCGGATCGAGATCGGCGCCGGGGGTTTCGATCTGTGCAGGCCGGCAGACCTCGAAGCTGAATTGCGGCACACGGGTGCCGAACGGTGTGAGGTCCAGCTCCTCGATCACCACGTAGGCAGTGCCGCGATAAGCGGGCACGCTGCCCGCCCCTTCCACGGCCTCGATCACCGGATCGGGAAGCTGATCGCGACTGCCCGGATACACGCGCATGTTCAGGCTGTCGGGCGCGATCTCGGTGCCATCGGCCCAGACACGGGCGACATTCGTGATCTCGCCCTCGCAAAGCGCGATGGCCAGGCTCACCGAATAGCGAAACTCCCGCACAGTGGGGGTGGCGGGGCGCGGGCTGCCCTTGCCGCCCCCGCTTTGCCCCGGCGTGACGGTCACGGTCTCGCGGAACTCGGTAGCCCAGATCACCTGCCCGCCCACGCGCATCCGGCCATAGACCTGCGCGATGGCGTCGCCCTCGCCCGACCCGGTCAGCCGCAACCGGTTGACGCGCCCGGTCTCGACCACCTCCGAGCCCTGCCCCAGCAGCCGCTGATCGATCGACCGCCCGATCACCGCGCCCGCGAAGCGCCCCAGCGCCACCGACGAGATGCCGAGGACGGAGCCGCCGACCGCGCCACCGATGGCCGCCCCGGCGGCGGACAGAAGAATCGTTGCCATGCTTATCCCTCCACAGGAAACGCGAAACGCGCCACGATCCGCCGCCGCCACGGCAGGCTCAGCGCGCTTTCCACCACGCCATGCCCCGAATAGGCATGGACAAATCGCGCGTCCCGCCCCGCGCGGGTACAGATACCCAGATGCTTGGCCACCGCACCGTCGCGCATCCGGAACAGGATCACGTCGCCCGGTTGCTCCCCGGTCACGGGACGCGCCTGCAGGTGGCGCAGCGCCGCGTGCCACAGCGCCTCCTCGCGTGCAGGCTCGGACCAGTCCATCGAATAGGCAGGCGGGCGCTCGGGCTCTTCGCCCATCACCTCGCGCCAGATTCCGCGCACGAGGCCGAGGCAATCGCAACCCGCCCCCCGGCACGCCGCCTGATGCCGATAGGGCGTGCCGACCCAGCCGCGCGCGGCGGTTACGATCCGATCCTGCCGGGCGCTCATCGGCGACGGCTCCCACCATCAAGGCGCGGTGACTTGGTGGGATCGGTGATCACCCAGTCATCTCCCGGAATATCTGGAAAGCCCTGAAAATTCAGGATGTTGTTGAACTTGAACTGACAGGTCTCGCGGCGCTTGTCACAGCCCGCCTCGATCCGCAGCGCGTCGCCCGGCGCAACCGTTGCCCCCAACGGATGCCACAGCTCGATGACCCGCGCGACACCGTCCATACGGTCCCGCTTGATCATCCCCTGCAGGCCCCGCGCAGCGCCGCTTTGCACCTTCAGCACGCCATGCCGGAACCAATCCTCGGCAAACCCGGCCATATCGGCAAAGCGGAACACGCGGTTCTCCGCGACCTCCTCGGCCTCGCGCTCGGATACATACCCCGGCGTATCGAGATCAAAGGTGCAATCGCGATCCCCCAGCACGGCGCTGCAAGATTTCTGGAAAACCCGGCCCAGCGGCACGTTGAGCGCGTCCGTGAGACCCCGCAGCTCCGCCTCGAACGCGCCGCCGGCGCGGCGGATGTCGCCGATGGTCCCGGCAAAGATCGTCACCCGCTGCGTCACGTCCTGCCAGTTGACGATCCACGCGCGCACGCCTGCGCCGTCATAGCGCCCCGCCTCGATATCCGCCTCGCTGATGGCAGAATCCGACAGCGCACCCAACGCCTCCGTATTGTTGACGGCAAGCCCGGTACTCGCCGCCACGGCGCGGGCGCTCAGGCCCGTCTCGGGACGAAACGCGATCCCCTCGAAATGCAGCGCACGGTCGTGATCGGTGAACCCCATCACCACGCCGTCGCGCCGCGTCAGCGCCCAGGTCCGGCAAGCGGTGCTCACCCCCGACCCGAGATGCGCGGCCAGCGCCTCTGCCCCGGTCATACCCGGATCTCCACCACCGGCACGCTGGGCACCTCGCCCGCCTGGAACGACGCGAGGCTGACCTGGATGCGGTCGGTATCGAACCGCACCGGCACGTCGAATTCATACCCGGCGGTCACCGCCACGTCCCGGTTGGGCGGTTCGGCAAAGGTGACGATACCGGTGGAATCGTCCACCTCGTAATGCACCCCCTCGCGCATCTCCACGCCGCCAAGGCCCATGCGCACGTTGCCCGCCACCGGCTTGACCACGGGGCGCACCGCCTCCTGCGCGCCCGAGCGATAGGTCTTGTAAAGCTGGAACGCCGTGGTGGCGTCGTCGCCCACCCCGATCCGCTGATCGTCAAAGACGGGCGCCGCGCCCGCGCGCGACGATTTGTAATCGCTCCAGTCCTTCCAGCGAAAGCCGTAGAGCTGCCCCTGCCGCGCCTCGAAGAACGCGATGAGCGCCTCGACATCCTCGAGGCTGCGCAGCGCCACGCCCGCGTCATACCGCCTGCGCGCCTGCGCCCATGGCGTGTTACGCTCCTCGTGCCCGCTTGCCAGCGTGACAATCTCGGTGAGCCGCTCCGGCCCACCCATCGAGCCAAAGCTCAGATTGACCGGAAACCGTATTTCGTGAAATCCCATGCCTTCCTCCCTCTCAGCGATTGCGCGCGCCGCGACCGATCACACGACCGATCTGCGCGGCGATCTGTCCCTGGCTGCGGCGGAACCCCTCGATATCCGGGGTACTCACGTTCATCACGACGTTCACGGTGCCGCCGCCCTGCGCGCGCACACCGAGCCGCCCGTCGGTGCCGCGGCTGAGCGGCAGGATCGCCTCGGGTCCGGCCTCGCCGCCGCTGGCAAAAGGCATCACCCGCCCCTGCGCGAAGCTGCCCCCCTTGGCAAAGGGCAGGATTCCGCCGACCAGCGCGCCGACACCCTGCGCGAGCAACCCACCGACCTGGTCGGTCACGGGCCGCACCGCGTCGCTGAATGCGGTGTTGACCATTGTCGTGGCCAGCCGCCGCAGGCTCTCGGACAGGCTGTCGCCCTGCACCACCGAACCCCTCAGCGCGCCGCGCAAGCCCCGGCTCAGCCCCCGTTCCAGGCTCTGCACGTCCTGTCCCGCGGCGGCAAACCCGCCGCGCACCTGTGCAAGTTCCCCGGCAAATGCAGCGGCCATCGCGCCCGCCTGTCCCATCGCGTCGTCCAGTGCCGTGATCTGCGCCTCCATATCCTCGGCGCGGTCCAACTCATCCATCGCTCGTCACTCCTCTTCGTGGTCGGGAAAGTCCGCCAACAGCGCCTCCAGCCCGTCGCGCGCCATCGGGCGCGCGCCCTGCCGTTCGCCCAGCATCAGACGCAATTCCGCTGGGGTCAGCGCCCAGAACTCACCCGGGCGCAGGCCCAGCCCCTGCACACCCGCCCGCAAAAGCGCGGGCCAATCGAAACGCGCCTCGCTCATCCCGCCTCTCCCGGCAGGGCAAAGGCTCGCGCCAGGAGCTGCGCCGCCGCCCGCGCCGCGGCCACCGGCCCGCCCTCGATCTCGACGGTCAGCAGGTCCGAGGGCTG